ACTGTAGCAGGGTCGCCACGTACGTACTGCCCGGTTTCTGCGTTTGCAATCTCATCGAAATCTGTACCAGAGCCTGCAGCTACTAGGTGAAGTACTCGCATCATTTCGATGCCATACAATGTAGCTGCTTCAGACAAATCAGACAACTTAGCAAATCCGCCTGCAAAATCTTCTACCAGTCCGCGACCGTAGTGCTCACCAGATATAAGACTCCACGTAGGTGCAATGTACGGACACAGATGTTCTGGATACGTATTTGCTTCACCTACAGGAGTAGTGTCTACTTCTTGAGTTACCTCAAAGTACACATTACCTGCGTCACCTTGCTTGCGGTGTACCCGAGTATAAACTTCTACGATTTGCTCTGCCCTGTTGTATTTTCCCGGCACCTTAGACTTAAGGTACTTTTGAATTTCTAGGGGAAGTGCTTCGTATGTTTCGTACTCGCGGATTACAAGATCAAGTATTCCACCCTTACCGTCGCGCCTAATAGCGAATGAGTGCAAGCCATACACTACGCACTTACTAGCTTTCGAGTCTCGGTACAGAACGGCTGATCCAGTTACAATCAAATGCTTTAGCAGCAGAATTAGCTGGGCATACGAGGCGTGTTTAAACACTCGTTGACTCGCCCTAAGTTCCAGCTTAGATAGCTTGGACATTAGTTCAGTAGTCTTGCCAGAATCTTCTGCTTCTGCTTTCACGTCATCACTCGCCTCAATCTTGAAGAAAGAGAAGTGACCGGGAAACAGCAGTCTAGCTAGTTTACTTGCTAGGTTATTTGTGAGTAGAGCGCCAATCTCTTGGTAATCTCTTTCGACAAGCGCACGAGTCAATCCCCGAGTAATAGACATATCTGCCATAAGCTGCGGAAGAGTCCAGTGTGCGTACGTCGTACACTTAGCTATAAGAGAAGTGTCTTGGAGTTTCGAGAACAAAGACTTATGCGATATCATGTCTTATACCTCAATGCCCAGAGTGCTAGCAAGTCCAGTGCTGCGAACACGCTTTTTCTTGACATCACTATCCACGCTCATTGCTTCTGCAGTACCACCAGCTAGAACCGTACTAGTATTATCCAGTGCAAGATTCTGTGCAAAGTTTGCCTGCATATTCTGTTGTGCAATCAGGGCTGCTTTTTGAGAAGCTTCAGCACGCGCTTGTGCTTCCCTTGCCGCTCGCTCAGCTTTCTTGGCTGCAGAGTTGTCAAACCCTAGTGCCCGTTTAAGTTTCTTAAAGAAGTCGTTCTCCTTGTTTCATACACTGGCAATTTCTTACCCTTTGTTCTTACAGGTGTGATCCATAGCCTGCATAGAATGTTTATCGTGTATGTCTCTGGATGAGTTCTAGGACTTTTTGAGTACCGAAGTATTGATGTACTTCATTCTCTGTTGCTGTACTGCTGAGGATTCTTACTGGGAATTGTTCTTGCAGATACTTCAATTGTTCTTTATCGAAGTGTACAGGTCGCTTAGCTTCACTCATGTTATTCCTCTGTAGTTGGATACGTTAGAGTATCGATCTATCGGTGCTGTCGAGTCTCAGAGATTCTCCATTACCTGCAGGGATATTCTAACGTACCGTTTTATGCTATGAGAATGCGAATTCGCTGTCTAGGATACCTCTAATATCCAGAGTACCACGACTAGGAACTTCGCCAACACCACCTACATCCCATAAGAATTCTGCGAGAGTGTTCTTAGATTCATACAGCTTAACGAACTGCTCCCGAATGATCTTGTGCATACTGCGCACATCACATGCGTGAGTACCGAATGAATCATGTACACCAGACAAACTCATACCCGCTTCTCGCATACAGTCAGCAACCATAGTCATGTGTGCTGCATCCTGCGCATGCACTAGATTAGGGGCAATAGCATTCTGCATATGCACGGAGTTTGTACCCTTCTGAATCTCTTTCACAGTCACCATGTTTACACCACATGAGTGTAGGGTGACTCGTTTCAGGTTGTACTGCGGATAATCATGAACTACTTGAAAGCCTGTTGCAGTCTTCCACTTTAACGGCTTGTTCGACATCTGCCGTGCAATGCTCTTTAACCAGCGCATAGCACTTGCTGCTGCAGGTACAGTTGCCTCAATGCCTTCAAAGATTTTACGAGCACAGTACGAGCAGTACATGAACGATCTGTTAGGATCAGGATACACAACATGTGGCATGTCTTGTGCAATTACTTCCTCGATGTACCTAGCAGTACCCCGAAGCGTTGCACCATACACATAAGTCATAACAGGCTTCTTTGCCATAGTACGACTAATGCCTACATCAAGCCACCACTTAGCAATGTGCTGTATCTCCGGATTGTCTGAGTTTTCTGCATCAAGCTTGATAGCGGCCATAGTGTTCTGCCCGACCCTTGCGTAGATGTCTTGCTTAGGACCACACTGTAGTTCATCCACAAGATTCACGTACCTTCCGCCTATGGGGTCGCGGAGCATGGCTGAGAAGTGTTGCAGTCCAGAGCACGTCGCGTCCATGTGCACGATCAGGCCGGACTCATAGCTCTCAGGGTGCCCGTTCCGGATCGCCTCCCGAAGCTCCCACGCGGCGCTGAAGGCCACCCACGGGGCATCCGTACCCCACACGTCAGGGTTCGCCTCCGGGTCGTCCAGCGCGGCGCTCAGGGCGTCCCAGCGGTCCTCCGTGAAGCGTGCCCGGACGGTGAAGCGTTCCTTGTCGAACCCAAGCGAGTTCGCAATATGCACCTTCAGCCAGAACACACCATCAGTACCTAGCGGCTTCTTATTTGTAAAGCGCAGAACTGCTTTAGAGAGGTCAGAGCCTTGTGGATTCGGGGAGCCTCTGTAGTACCAGCGGCAACGGCGGTCAATCTGGATAGGGAACCACATAGGCCCGTCGTGCAGTTCTACAGCATGCACAAAGCTTCCGAGTTCCCGCACCTTACCTTTCCACTCACGATGATTCATGTAGTACAGAACCATGTCGCGTTTCCACTGCGTAAACGTCAGAACTTCCTCTTCAGGCGCTTCTCTAGGTTTCCAGTCTTCAGGCATAGGGCACTCGGGCTTACGCGGCCCGTTCCTCAATGGAACACCCATAGCACCACCACCAGCAGCCCACACTTTCTGAATAGCCTTGACAGTAGGCATATGTACTTCGTAAGGAATAGACTGCAGGTAATTAGCTACGCGGAACACTTGTGGCACATTCTCAGCAGTGAAGTACTCTCGAATACCTATCCGATGCTCTGCACGCATTCGCCGTATATCGAGTAGGGGAGCAACAAACTTCCGGCGCAGGCTGATGAAGCCACCATCTTGTGCAGTGCTCCAATCTTCAGGAGGGCACAGCATTGTAAGGTGCTGTTTGTTCGTCACAAGGGCAACGTCTTTCTCGTTGTACCCTGTGAGGAATTCCATAGCCTCCGGAGTGAGAATCATAGCGTTAGCCATGCCATTAGCGTTAGTGTATCGAATGATTTCGATAAGGCCCGCCTTCATACAAGCATCAACACCAAACTTGCCAAGGTGCACAATGTCCGAGTGCATAAGCTTGCTATCAATCTCTCCCTTCATGATGCGATCATACGCAACATTGTAAACTGCTCGAAGGTGTCCTTCGTTTGTGGTACAGCGTTCTTTCACTTGGGTATGAATCTTCTGCATATACATAGGATTCACTGCTTCAGCTTCGCGGATGCGAACCTCAAGCTCCCAAGCTTTGCCTAGCTTGGAGGCAAGCTCAACAACAAATGCTGCGTTGTTCTCGCCAGTAGTACAGTACTGAATACAGGTACGAATAGCCATCAATGCAGCCATATCCGTGGGAAGGGCTTTAAGCCACTTCACGTACTTAGCCCCTCTCCCCGGATGTGGATTATCAATGATCTTGCGCAGTTCTGATTCTACAATACCGTACATACCAACGATAAGCTTGCTAGCGCGGGGCAACTCTGTGTCGCCTTTCAGGGCAGAGTCAATCAACTCTTTGAGGCGTTTTGTTGCTGCCTCTGTATCATGCTTGATTTCGTATTCGAGTTGCTCGTCGCGTGTTCGCACTATTTATTCTCCGCCGGCGTCTTCGTAGTCAATTTGTAGTTCTGCTGCAGTCTCTTCGTCTTCTTCTGCAATCTCATTCATAATGGTCTGGGCACGTTCAAAGTTGCCAGTTTCCAAAGCTGCATAAAAAGCATCTACTGTAATGTCATCAACCATGATTATTCCTTAGCGAACCGGACATACGCCGGTAGGGCAACTCTCATCTTCGAGAGAATCTGATACTGAACCATCATCCAAATCAAACGGGACGATGCGGGCTACGTACTCGTCGTACACTTGCTTTGTAACAACCTCTTGTGGGAGGTACAGATAACCAAGGTCTGCTGCTGTCTTTGTGGGGTCATTACGAAACAGAAATGATACGCCTACGTAGTCATCCCAGTTTGTAAGCAACCAGTCAATAATTGCAGTAACTTCATGCACATCATAGCTTATGGTTGCGCTTACATTCTGCTGACACCATGACTGCATAAGCATCTTGTAACGCTCAAGCTGTGCTACTGCACTCTCAAGGTTTACTTCAGTGTCGTTGACCTTTTCAAAGGGCACGGTGTCCCATGAAACAGGAAGAGTTGCTAGTACAGCCCCCGCATCTAGAGGGTGCTCCACAACCTTGTATCCAGCACTACGC